ATGAGACGGGTTCTCTTCCTACTCAAAAAATTCCCCAATTACAGATCGACAGTCAGTATGAAACATTTTTGCATGTTTATCCAGACGTCCACCGACCAGCACATTCCCACATCACAGATGTCGATGAAGCTGCCCATGAGCATAGCTCTTCTCCCTGCGCCACCGCCCAAGACTCTTTGATAGGAGACCAGATAATTCGTGTTTCAGGCAGTGCTCTTGTTTTGCAGATTGAAGAAGAAAACACACCCTTTTATAATGAAAACTTTGAGATGGAAATTTTTGAGGTAGAGACAGTGACTATTGCCAATATTGACACACCTGGGCTTCCGACCGCTGAGCGCCACCAAGTGGAAAAACTCAAACCCTTATCTTTCATTCGCTCCCCCGAGTTGATAAAGAATGGCATTTTACTTGATGAAAGTGAAATAGAAAAAATCCCTCCCGCTGAAATTGATATGACGTGTGTCGATTATTTTTTCAAGATATCAGTGGATAGCGAAATTAGCGAAGATCTTCTTTGTAAATTGCGAAACAACTTACGCCCACGAGACGAATATTATGTAAACGACGAGCTTCACTGTAAAGAAGGTGGCACCACCATCTCTCGCGATGTTTATGATGATGATCCCCCCCTCCCTGGAGATGAGTGCTAATGCCCCTTCCCTTAAACCAAGAAAGTCTTTTAGGGTCGCTTACCCCTGATGTCTTCATCGAGTCTGTGTCTTTGGAGACTGCGGGCAATTCCCACGATCAAGACAATCCACACATTAAAGAGATTGATAACGGTCGTGCTTTCACCGCTTCTGAATCTCTTACTATTTCCATTGATATTTCTCTTAAAGAAATGTTGGGAAATGATATGATCGGCTCCTGGCTTCAAGAGGCAGAATTTCAGAAGTACTTAAAAATAAAAATTATTCAAAGTACCGATCCTGAGATTACGAGCATTCTCTCCCGAAACCAAAACGCTATTCGTCTGGTTTCTGATGACAATAATTATTTGCAGTCTCCGCTGTTAGGGGAGATGGGGTATGTATCCGCTGCCGCCCGAAGAAGCCTGATGGCTCAACTAAGATCCGCCACTCAACGACAAGAGATTAGTATTGCTGCGGCGATGTCAAACAAAGAATCAGTAAGGCTTTTTCGCTCTTCCGTAGATCTAACCGACTCAGGTTCTCGGGTTTATAACTTTAGTTTTCGCACCCGATTTACGGTTCCTAATGAAGACCCGCAGCATCTTGCATATTTTGCCCTATCTTACATAGATTTAGCCGCTGTTCAAGCAGACTACAACCTCTCCGTGGATGTGACTTCTGCTAAAGAACAAAACGGCAAAGTATCCTCAGAGATCGTCATTGATAATTATAGAATTGTTTCTACTGCTTCTGTGTTCAAAACAGTTGAGGGGGATATCTGGGCTGGTCCGGTTCATCGAGGAATTGATAATACCTGGCTTTCGGGTACGGCATCTAATAGATCCCCGATGCTCCTTTCTAAACATTTGGTACCCAATGCTAAAGTGCATGACTTCCGCATTTCTCGTGCCACTAAATTAGTAGACATGGATTTATTTGGTACTACGAATGATGAGATTTTGCGATTATTAAATCCGCCTGCGACAACAGGAAATAGTATGACTGTTATGTCGTTATCTGAGAAAGATAATTATTTTTCGGAGCTGTTGATTTCTCGCGACCCTGGTGGTTCATCTAGACTCTTGTTTGGTGTAAACTTTATGCGAGCCCTGGAGAACAATTCCTTGTTTGGAAGAATTTTGCAGCACTTGGATGAAGAAACTCAGCGAGAAATAATCGCAGGCTCAGATATTGTATCTGCACGCTTGTCTCGTAAAAGAGTGAGAAAAACGCAAACTGCAAACACACTCGGCGCGGTCAGTCCCTCGACTATTGTTTTTGATGCCAACATAGACCCTGAGGAAGTGTTAATATCTGCTTCGGGGAATGGAATCAACAGTGAAACGACTTCGGCTTCTCTCAAAGAAGTGGAGCTTGCGACAGTGGCGGCAAACCCTAGCACATCTGAAGTTCGTTACTTCACCGGCATGGACAAGACAGTCTCCGCGAAGACTGACGGTATCTATACATACGGGGTAGATTTTCAAATTAAAGACGGGGTAAAAACCTTTTTACTCTCCACAATTGCCGACTTGAAAGCTAATATTGCCTCCCTTCAAGAATATAAAACAATTGCGTCGTCTCCTGGTATGACTAAAGGCGTTTTGACTGCTAACCCACATATTGATCACGCAGGGGAGGCAAGCGCAGTTCAAACGGGTTTATCGCGGGGTAACTTTTCTTTGATTAGTGGAAGGTTTACTTCCAATTTTACCGACCAGATGAATGAAAAGTACCCTCTTTTTACGGAGCAACCCTGGAACAAATCAATTACAGATTTCATCTATGTTCTAAAAATGTTTGGGGCAAAGAAAACGACACCTATTGCTAAAGGGTTTTTCTCAATGATCAACCCTACTACCGGCAGCATCCCAGGGCTAATTCATTTTATTTCTTTATGTGAGACATTAGTACGACGTTTAGAATCTTTAGTTGGTGCGGAAGAAAGTGCAAGCCACCATTCTTCTTCAAAGCAGTTTGTTCCTGCAAACCCCGCCGACAAAACCTTCCAGATTAGCAAATGGTTTGAGACCGATTTTTTTGATTCCAATGTTAGAAAATATTTCGGCTATGATTATCTGTCTTCTATTGCCTTCACCACCCGCGATGGTGGTGCTAATGATAACTACAATTCTGACGGCTTGAAGCTATTAGAAGCAGAACGATGGTCCCAGCGCGTATCTTATGAGAATGCAAAATGGTTTTCGGACCCTACTTCTACTATAAGTTTAGTTGCCGGTAATATGGCTTTTGTCGAAAACCAACCAGTATTACAAAATGATTTTATGTTCCTTTCACCCTCGATGGTGTTTTTGGGATCTGAAGAGGACATTTTCTATAATGATCTTAAAGTAGTAGATTACGAAAAGGCTTCCAACGTGGTTGCTACCCTATACAGTTATACGAGCACCGAAGCTTCCCGCGTGACCGCAAGCCCACCAGATAATAAAAACATGAATTATGAGGATCGCCTTGTTGATTCTTTAGCTTCATTTGGAGCCACACTTCAGAGTCCCGGTGCAAACCTCTCACAGCCTCTAGTGTACCTCTCCCCCCAGGACCCTGCTCTATCGATTGGAAATACAATTTCTCTTTTAGATACGGTAGACCCCGAGGTTGAAATTGTGGTGCCCGACAAGTGCCACCAAGGCGAAGTCTTGGCTGGTGCGCCTGTTGCTGGACCAGTGCCGTCAGCCGACCAAAACAACACAGTTGCTAATGTCTTTCTGCGTGATTTCGTGGGTCCTTTTGTAAGATTTCAGAAAGCTCCAAGTCGTGTGCCCCATCCAATCACACAGACAGTTTATGATTATGATTTGAATGTTCAAACAAGTACTGTGCGTGCCGCCCTTATTCAAGGGGAACGGTTACCTAATCAGGTAATTTCCCTCGCCGCTCCATCAGTCAATGGTTCACTGCCTTTGCACAACTTCTTTAATATCGATGGGGATTTTGTTCGAGATCCCAAGTATTCAGCCGTGTATGATCTCAATATAGGGCTGTTGAACTCTGTCGAATATTTTGATGGTTTTGAGGAGGACATGCTTCAAAGTTCTAATAAGCCTCTTAAAAAATTATCAATTAGTCGTTCATCTTGGAAACCTCTTACTCGTGAAGATTATCTGCAAAGCAAAGGAGACTTATTATTGTGCAGGATGCGCGGGTATAACTCTTCTATTCTAGGGCTCACACGTCCTATTGGTATCGACCTCCCATCGTATGACGAGTATTTCTTTATTCGTTCTTCTCGTCAAGGACTACGCCGTCCACAAAATATAAGAGCACTCACTGAAGGAGTTCTTCAAGAGATGTGGTCATCAATCTCGCTAATAAGAGGTGAATATATGACCTCAAACATAATTACATAAGATGCCTAAGAAGATAAAAATCAAAGACCTTTCCTCTATTGCTGAGGCAATAAAGCTCCCTACCCTTGATGTTGCTCTAGGTGACATAGTTGCTCAAAGTAACGACAAGACTCAAACCAGACAGGCGGTTTTAGTTTCAGGCGCTAGCGTTCAAGCTATTGGGCGAGATTTATTTATCACTGACCCGAACAATGTAGACATGTCTTTTGATTTAGAGAGACTAAAAGACGAAAATCCTAATGTAATAGACCGTATTCGTGCAAAGTGTGGAAATTTCTGGACCACAGACTCAAATACTTCCAGCCGCCGCTTAGCTAGTGACATCAGCACAGCACAACCTCACATTCCGGTGGAATTTCTCCCCGCTGCGTCAGTAATGGAAACCCCAGGGACTTCTGGGAATATGTTTGAGACCGTTGAGATTATCGGGCTAAAGGGAAATACGAATCTTTATAAGATTGATTTTGATGGATGGCGCTTTGATGAACGAGCGTTTTGGAGCATTTTTGATGGGGTATACAGTGGCTACACTGCTGCCGCTATGAACCCGACGACGGGCTTTCGAGGCACATCGCAAGTATACTACGACCATACTTCCAAGATGGCGCTGCCCCTTGATAAAGAAGAGATCGACCACTATCAGACAGGTTTTGCCCCTGCTTATGTCGATATCAAAGGGGTTTATAATTTTTATATCGAACAGTATGAAAATTTTATGTCTCAGACTCGTGTCTCTGAAAAGTCTCTACCGAATTTATATGTGGTGTATATGGATTCTCGTACCATGGTGAAGAATGATAGTTATCGAAATTTTCTAAGTCTCGGAGGCGCGATCAACCCTTCAGAATATAAGGTTTTTGAGAACCCTCTTGTAGAGTCAAATTTTACCACTAAACAACAAAAAACCGTACCATCCTCTTCTTTATCTAAATATTTTGAACTGTATGCTTCAAATTATTGGTCCAATAAAGTCACTCCTATGCGCCGAGAGATAAATGCTAAGGCTTCCAACATGTTGTTTTCGCCATCTGAAGTCGACCGGCTAAATGAGATAAGTGAAAAGAAGCACATGTTTCCGATGTACGTTGAAATTGATTTTAGCACAGATCCCACCGCACAGTTTGCTGACGCTTTAAAAAAGACCGAACTAGGAGAAAAGTTTCAGGCGTCCATTGTGGATTCCATGGAGTCGCATGGTGGATCAAAAACTCCCGTGTTTGAAAGCCGCCAAACTCGGATTCAAACGTCCAGCGTAGATTCTGATGCGTATAATCTCGCATCCTATCAAATAGAAGAGGGGATAAAATCACGACGAACTTTTGATATTACAAACTGGTTCAATGATTTGATAAACAGTCAACGCCCCCCGGCGAGACCCTCTCTTACGACCACTCACGGTTATGATACAGAAAGGTCTATTTTCTTAGGAACCTATCCAAATGGTCGACGCCCCTCAGACGATGCAGAATTTGGCTTTTTCAGGAGCTTGATGGGTGCAGTCCTATCCGACAAGATCAAGAGCTTAGTAAAAAATCATTTTCGAACCTTCACTGAACTAATGGCTGGCAAGCCTGCACACTCTGAGACAATGTTTTATAGAATAGAAAAACGAACAGGGCGTTCCAACAAGGCATTACAAAATTTTTACTTGATGAACTCTAGCGATTCAAATGTTCATAAGTTTATCGACACCCAGGTCAAATACAATAAGAATTATTCATATACCATATACGCCTATCAGTTAGTTGTGGGCACTGCTTATCGCTACGAGAATGTCAAGCCGTCTCGCGACGACACTTCTTTGCTTGCGGTAACAGTAAAACAGACCCCATCTTTGCGGTTGATTGAAATACCAATTTACTCAGAGACTTCGCGAATCAATGATACTCCTCCGGTTGCTCCCGGTATTCTAACTGTGCCCTTTAAAGGGGTCTCGGATCGTGTTCGCTTTATTATGACAAACCCCATGGATTCTTATAAAAAAGTGCCTGTAATCATTGATAGCGGCGACGCTCTTGCATATTCTGGCATTGCAGAATCTCAAGGCACTGTTTTGGGAAATCCCATGTTATTCAGTACTGACGACCCCCCGGCATATTATGAAGTATACCGCCTAGACACTCATCCTTATTCGTATAGTGATTTTGCTAAAAATAAAATTGCACGCATCCACACCACTCTGTCGTCTGGTCCTACTTGTCGCCCCAACACTATAACGGCGTCCTCCATGTCTTATGATGATCGAATATCGCCTAACAAGAAATACTACTATATGTTCAGATCAGTTGATGTGCATGAGAACCCTTCATACCCGTCTGAAATACATGAAATTGAGATGGTCCAAGAAGAGAACATGGTGTTCCTTATTCATAATATTGTAGATTTACTTGAGGACACTAAAACAAAAGTTAACAAAAAGAACATTAAGCGGTATATTAAGATAGAGCCCTCAATCTCACAAGTGGAGGTCAATGATCGAAAAATGGGTTCTTCAAAATTTTCTGAGGCAGATTTAAATCGTCTCACCCTCGGTCCTGACAGTGGGGGAATTTGGACTCGTAAATTCAAAATCCGACTTACTTCTAAAAATACAGGACGTAAATTAGATTTCAATGTAGAGTTCACTCATGTACCAAAAAAAATGGGATGTTAAAAAGGTGCCGATAACTATTTATCTAGTAAAGTTAGGGCACTACTTTCAACTATAGGAGACAAGCGGAATGGCTTTCTTAGACAATTCAGGTGATATTATTTTAGACGCGGTTTTGACCGACGCAGGACGAGCACGCTTAGCAAAAGGCGATGGGAGCTTCAAGGTTGTTAAGTTTGCGCTTGGCGATGACGAGATTGACTATGGTTTATACAACAAAACTCACGCAAGCGGCAGCGCATATTATGATTTAGAAATTATGCAAACCCCTATCTTAGAGGCGTTCACTAACAACACCTCAATTCTAAAGCATCGTTTGATTTCGTTGCCACGAACCAACTTGCTTTATTTGCCTGTTATCCTATTGAATCAGACTTTTGAAGGAACAGCAACTTCTACTGTTCAAGCCCCTGGTCCTGCCCCTACCGGGGTTTTCTTGGTATGTGTCGATAAGGATACTGAAGACGCTATGTTTGCCGGTGCTACATTTGTAAACAACACCGCTGGCTTAATGAAAGGCGAGCGACCTGCTTCCGGCGGCGGGTATGTGCGTGCCGACCAAGGGCTCGACACTACAGAAATTTCCCCCGCCTTTACTTTAGACGCCGATCTAGTAGAGACGCAATATATCGTCCGAATGGACAATCGTTTCGCTCAGCTTTGCGATAAAGACGGGGAACTGGCATCCGTATCATTCGTGGATGATGACAACATCGCCAGCTATTACCTTTCCATGGGAACCGACACGGAGTATGTTCATGAGAACAGTGAAACGGACACCCTGACCACAGAGGTAATTGATGGACCCCGTGGAACATTTATTCAATTCAAGCTTCGCGCTTCTCTTGAATTGAACACGAGCGTTTATTTGTTTGATCAAATTGGAGGAGGCACCTTGATGACTATCGATGCCAATAACTATAAGTTTATTGATTCTACGATCAGGGTTACCGGAGCCACTACTGGATATGCTCTCGACGCTCCAGTTCGATTTGCTAAGAAGGTATAGAGTAAGAGGAAAACAGAACCATGGCTACAACTTTTAAGACTTTTTTGAATGACGATGTGGTTACATCGCGAACGCTTTTGCACGAGGCAATTCCTATCACTGGTAGTGTGACCTGGGGTACCTATCCTGAGCCAACACTGGCGGGGAGTAACATTAAGCAGTATACTCATGGAATGTTTCAGTCTGCTTACGATTACCCATACCTCAGTTCTTCGGCTAACCACATCTTCGATCTTACTGTTGGTGTCGGCGCTAGTTCAGCCATCACCCCCACTACCCAGCAGAACAAAAAGAGAAACATCTATAATCAGATGGCGCAGGTGCTCGTGGGATATGATGCAGCCGGAACAATTCAGCGTTTTGACCAAGATGGTGATTTGATTTCTGGTGGCACAAAATACGATGACCTTATCTTTATTAATTTTGCCAGGCTTTTGGGTAAGGATGAGATTAAGAAAGGCACCTTTCAAATCATCGTTGATACTGTTCAAGCCTATAATGGCGCAGGACCCTGGCCTTACAACAACCCCGCTCCAACTAATACACAATTGGTGATTGGAGATACGGGCGCAGAGAACGATTACCGAGTCAACTCGCCAGCAGGAGAGTATGGAATTTTGAGTGTGGAGCAGCTAACGGATGTTGGTGGTGGTGCGTACATCGACCAATCCACATATCTCCTCGCTCAGCCCCTCTGGGAGCCCCGCTGTGGTCTTATCTTTTATCAGGCGGGCGTGATCGCCCTTACTAAAGATATCTTTATTAGATATAATGGCGCTGGTGGACCGGGTAAGATTCATGATTCGGGCGCGGATAGTCAGATGAACGCTGTTCCTGAGATCATCGACACCGTTTTGGATACTGGGACAATTGATGCTCTTTCTACTGCTTTTAGAAATAGGATGCACAAGGTGTGTTTTAACAATACAACTGAATTGAACTCGACAATCTATTTTTGCCGCATCAACCATAACGACTTCAATTATAGTTCTAATCCTACTTACACCAGTGATAGTAAGATTCAGGTCAAGTCTAAGTCTACAGATGCTCCTATTTCTTATATCACAACCGTTGGGCTATATTCCGCGGATAATGAACTGTTGGCGGTGGCAAAATTGTCAGAGACGCTCCGCAAGGACCCCACCAACGACATTACATTACGAGTCAGGCTAGACTACTAGAATAGGAGGTATCGGAAGTGCCTCTTTACGAGTTCGGTCCAAACGACATTTTCACAAATCGGCTGGAGACACATCCGACGTTTCACTTTTTGCGGTATTATAACCAAACTTCTACGAGTGTGGTGACCGCGTATGATAAAGTGTTGCCTCTTACTAACACTCATGCGCCTGCTACCAATGTTGATATGGTGCCCTCGGGATTTTTATCTCTATATGAAATGAACGTAGATCGAGATCCCGCAGGAGATCTTATCTATCCTTTTGTGACAAAACAGGGCTCTCTCACGGCTTTTAAAACAATTTCCACGGAAGAGTTCAATACTATTCCGTATGGCACAATAATGACTGGCAGCTATCCCATGTCTGCGTCGATTACTCAAGACTATCAAGCAGCTCTTTCTGGGCTGGCAAACCGTCGTCATATTTTTGCTTTGAAGAATACCTTTAATTACTACAAAACACTCAGCGACCACTATGCCTTTTCTTCTTCTTTGGGCGACAAAGGAGAACAAGAGATTAATTTAGTTAGCATTCCATCTATCTTTTATGGCAGCTCAATTGAGAAGGGTACCGTTGATTTACGCTTTTATGTGACAGGTTCTCTAGTGGGGCAATTACAGGATACACAAAAAAATGGAGAGTTGCGACAAGTGCTACCGGCGGGTCCACACGCAGGGGATGTAGCTGGTGTTGTGCTTTACAATGAAGGTATAATTGCCCTTACGGGCAGTTGGGCAATTGATGCTCACACAGAAGAATATGTTACTTGCGGCGTACCAGTAAACCCTCAGTGGAATTACTGGGGACATTATCTAGCTTGCCCTACTGTTCCCCTTTCCTCAAGCTGGTCTTTGAGTTATAACGGGACAAATTATCTGCCCACTGTTACTATGCTAGCACACGCTCCGAAGGGCGAGTTGAACCACTCCAATAACCCCACTTATTTAGACCTTAGTTATACCGGAAACCCGGTAGTAAGTGCTGGTTCGGAATATGTGGAAAATGAAACTACGCCTATAAAAAATATTGTAAAGACACCGTATCCCGATCCTACTGGTAGCTTTGCCAAAGAAACCTACATCACTAAAATAGGTATCTATGATGAGGATAACAACCTTATTGCTATCGCTAATTTAGCAAATCCAGTTCGCAAGACGGAACAGCGTGAGTTTACTTTTAAAATAAAAATGGATATTTGATGATTCTAGGATTGGATATTTCCACATCGATCACAGGCGCAACCGTTTTAGACAGCTCTGGCAAAGCGGTATATTGTGAAGCGTGGGACACACGAAACAAAAAAAAGTTCCCTCATCTGTTTTCTAAAGCCCAGTTTGTTAAAGACAAGCTGTGGGAATTAGACGACAGGTTCGGGATTGATAGGGTTTATGTCGAACAATCTCTATCTCGATTCCGCCCCGGTTTCTCCTCAGCCAAAACTCTCTTAACATTGGCTAAGTTTAATGGTATGGTATCCTGGTCGTGCGTTCAGATATACGAAACTGTTCCTGAATTTTTGAGCGCCTCTTCCGCCCGAAAGGCTTGCGGGATACACATACAGCGAGGAGAAAACTCTAAAGAAAAAGTATTGCACTTTTTACTTGACAACGTACCCTCTTTTAGTGTAGACTATACAAAACATGGAAATCCCGTCGCAGGGTCCTATGATCGCGCAGATAGCTGGGTGATTGCTACGGCGGGCTTTTTACAGAGCGTTGATGGAAAAACAGAAACTAGAAATCCTTAAATCATTTCTTGGCTCGTTTCACCGATCCGGTGATGAGCACCTTTTCTTTTGTCCAAAGTGTGATCACCATAAAAAGAAACTATCAATTAATCTACACAAGGATAAGTTCAAGTGTTGGATTTGTGATTATCGCGGCAATTCAATCAAACAGTTGGTGCGGCAAACAGGACGTTTCCCCGACTTGAAAGCTTGGGAGTCTTTTTCTAAAGAGGGACCGGAATTAGTTAGTTTCGAAGAGATCCTGTTCAGTCTTCAGCCCGCTTCAAGTCAAACCCCCTCCTCTCTTGCACAGGAGATCAACCTACCAAAAGAATTCGTATCCTTAGTAAATCCAACTGGCTCGCTTACAGAGAGAGTACCCCTCGGGTTTCTACAGAGGCGCGGGATCAATCAAAGTGATATAGTCCGGTGGAAAATCGGTCACTGCCCTCGGGGGGAATATGGTGGGCGTATAATCATCCCTTCTTTTAATGATTCCGGTGCCGTTAACTATTTTGTGGCACGCAGTTACAATGGACACTACCAGAAATACATGAACCCTCCAGTGAGCAAGAACATCATTTTCAATGAATTATACATAGACTGGAGTGATGATGTGGTCATAGTTGAGGGGGCGTTTGATGCGATCAAAGCTGGAAACGCAATTCCAATTCTTGGGACCACATTACAAGAGGGTTCTAAATTATTTTCTCGCCTGGTGAAGAGTCGTGTTTCTGTTTATTTGGCACTTGATTCCGACGCAGAGAAAAAGGCTTCTCGGCTTATTAGTAACCTTTCTAAGTACGGAGTCAAAGCTTATAAAATAGATATTTCTCCTTATGCAGATGTTGGGGAAATGACAAAGCAAGAGTTTGAGAAAAGAAAAAGTGACGCAAAGCTGATAAGGTTTTCAGAAAATCTTAGTGCAGCGATTGCATCAATTTAGGAGGCAGCATGAAATTTGCACATATTGCAGATACCCATATTAGAAACCTCAAGTATCATTATGAATATCGTGAAGTTTTTAAGAAAATGTACGAGCGTCTACGCGAAGAAAAGGTAGATTATATCATCCATTGTGGTGATATCGCCCACACAAAAACACAAATATCGCCAGAGTTTGTTCAGATGGCTTCTGATTTTTTTCGTGAGCTATCATCTATTGCTCCCACTTATATTATCCTTGGGAACCATGATGGCAATTTGAAGAACCGCAGTCGGCAAGATGCACTGACACCGATTGTCGATGCTTTGAATTTGCCTAACCTTCATCTACTCAAGGTGGCGGGAGAGGTTCATCTTGATGACACTTATTCTTTAAATGTTTTGTCGGTCTTCGATGAGGATGAATGGGTCAAACCATCCGACCCCTCTCGTGTTAATATCGCCCTCTACCACGGCTCAGTTCGCGGAGTAGTGACTGACACCGGGTATGTTATGGACCACGGTGATCACGATATTGATATCTTCGAACATCATGATTTTGCTTTCTTAGGAGACATTCACAAAACCAATCAGAGTCTCGACCCCGAAGGTCGCGTTCGATATCCCGGCTCCACCGTTCAGCAGAACCACGGAGAGAGCAATGACAAAGGTTTTCTCCTATGGGATATCAACGGGAAGGAGGGCTTCACTTGCGAGCATGTGAGCATAGAAAACCCCAAGCCTTTCGTCACAATTGAGCTTACTCCTAAGGGCAGAATACCCAAAGGCACTAAGGTCCCTATAGGGGCTCGCATTCGCATTGTTACCAACAATAATCTTACGATCAACAGCCTAAAGAAAGCAGTTGATGTAGCGAAGCGTCGATTCTCTCCTGAATCAATCACCTTTCTTAATAGGGCTTGTGGTTCAAGAAGCGGTCCAGACGTAGTTGGTAAACTCAACAACGAAGACCTTCGAGACCTAGCTGTCCAGGCGCGACTCATAAAAGAATATATAAAGGACTATGAACCAGATGAGGACACTCTCAAGAAGGTGTTAGAACTAAACAAGCATTATTCTACGCTCGTAGAAGAAGAAGAATTGGTCAAGCGAAACATCAAGTGGAACCTTAAATCACTTAAATGGGATAACCTTTTCAATTATGGAGAGGGGAATACCATAGACTTCAATAATCTTTCTGGAGTAGTTGGGATTTTTGGTAAAAATTTCTCTGGAAAATCCAGTATCATTGATAGCCTTTTGTGGGGAATCTTCAACTCCACTTCTAAGAATAATCGCAAAACCTTAAACGTCATCAATCAAAATAAAGACTATTGTGAAGCTGAAGTGGTTCTAGAGGCTGATGGCAAAGAGCTGACAATTAGTCGACGATCAGACAAGTATGTAAAAAAGCTAAAGGGCGATGAGACCATTGAGGCAAAAACCAACCTTGACTTCAACATTGTTGATCCCGTCACGGAGGATAATCTTTCACTGAACGGGATGACACGAAATCATACTGATAAGAACATACGAAAGTTCTTTGGCACGCTCGAAGACTTTCTTTTGACATCCATGTCTTCTCAGCTTGATTCCCTTTCATTTATTGGCGAGGGCTCAACGAAGAGAAAAGAAATTTTAGCTAAGTTTTTGGATCTTGAGGTTTTCGATAAGAAATTCAAGCTTGCCAAGGAAGACAGTTCTGATCATAAGGCATTGATTAAGAAGTTTGAAGGAAGAGATTTCCACTCTGAATTAACCGAAGAGACAAACAAACTACAGGACAGCATCCAGGTTTTGGATAACCAGAAGCAAGAATGCAGTGTTTTGCAGAATAAGATTGAATCTGCCCACAAATCCCTTGAGGAAATACAAGCTAAGATTGATTCTATTCCGGTAGAAATTATTGATTACGACGCAGAGAAAGAAAAGCTAAGTGTTGCGAAGAAACAGACAACTCAAACACGGACCAAAATTCGTGATAGTGACAAGAAAGTAAAGAAGTACGGGGAAGAGATTGACAAATTTGAGAAGTTCATTAGTGACTTTGACTTGGAGGGGTTGAAAAACACACAGAACATCATCAAGGCAAAAAAGGATGAACTGAATCGTATTCATAGCGAGCTTGCGTTACACGAGAGCATGTCTCAACAGCACAAGAAGAAATTATCTCTTCTGGATGAAGTTCCTTGCGGAGCGGAATATTCTCATTGTCAGTTTATTAAAGATGCTCACGCCTCCAAGAAAGAATATAAAACAGTTAGCACCGCACTCCAGGGGATACTTGCTGAAGAGAAAGAGACATCAAAGGAAATTATGCATCTTAATCCCGAACAGGTTGAGAGCTTTTTATCCAAATATCAACAGGTTGTAGAAAAGCTGGCAACCATCAAAACATCTAAGAATGCAGAGCATCTTGCTGCTGAGACAGCCCGCCGCACTCTTCTTATAAGAGAAGTGGAGGTCAAGGAACTACAAGCTCGCATTAAGGAATATGACGATAACAAGGAATCGATTGAGAACTTAGAAAAGCTTCTTACACAGCAGAAGAATCTTGCTCAAGAGAAAGCCCAGTGTGAATCGCGCCTCGTAACTTGCAGTGAAGAGGTGATGGGGCTGAACCGGGCTATCGGAGGAGTTGAACAAAACATAGAAACTATAAAGGGGCAAGAAGCAGAATTGAATAAGCTTCGGTTTGAATATTCTGCATACGATCTTTATATGAGGTGTATGCACAGTAACGGGATCGCACTAGACATTGTGCGTAAGAGTCTTCCCGTCATCAATGAAGAGATTGCAAAAGTTTTGGCAAATGTTGTTGATTTTGAGGTTCTTATGGAGTGTGATGATAAAAACCTGAACATACACATCAAACACCCCAAGTATGAAGCTCGTCCTCTAGAGATGGGCTCGGGCGCAGAGAAGACTATTGCCTCTATGGGAATTCGAATGGCACTACTTAATGTTTCTTCTATGCCGAAAGGTAATATTTTTATTCTTGACGAACCGGGCTCTGCTTTGGACGAGGAAAACATGGAAGGTTTTATCAGGATTCTAGATCTTGTAAAGTCTTATTATAAGACAGTCTTGCTAATTTCACACCTTGACACCCTTAAAGACTGTGTTGATACTCAGATCTCGATCGAGAAAAAGGGCAAGTACGCATATGTAAAACAATAGTGTTGCAGACTATATATTATATACAACCACTTCTAAAAAAGTGATTGGAGGTTATGATGGTACAGAAGATTAAAGCATTTGCTGACAGGTATGTCGAGAAGTTTATTTCAAGAAAGTTTTTAGCGTGGTTAGTCGCCACTGGTCTTGCTTTGCACGGAGTTTTAGACTCAGAACATTGGGTCTGGGTTACAATTGCTTATTTGGGAACACAAGCAGCTATTGATACGGTTGTTGCCATGAAATCAGCTTGATATGTCCAAATTTCTTAAATGCGTTAAAGAGTATTGGTGGGCAGCACTTGGATTTGTTGCGCTCCTTATAGGTTATATTTTTGGTATTCGTGGGGCAGAACAAGCTCGGGAAGTCTTTGAAGCCAAGAGTGAATTTGCCAAAGAAGAGGAGAAGATCCTCAACAGCTCTCTTGAGCGCGAGCGGGAGATTGCACAACGCTACGCCCGTCTTTTACAAGAGGTGGCAAAACAACATAAAACCGCTGAAGCAGAAATTGAAGAAACCACAAGACAAGAACTTCTGGAAGAGGCAAAAAAGTCACAGGAAGACCCTAAAGCTTTTGCCCGCCGCATGGCAGCACTATATGGTCTAGACTTTGTAGAATAAAAAATGAGTTACTTGAAAATAATGATGATTGTGGCGACAATGCTCGCCACCCCAAACTTCGCTCTGGCGCAATCTACAGGCTCAACATCTGGGGATGAGATTGAACTAGACTTGCGTCTGACTTATTTAGAGTCCGGCACCCGCGCCCCATTTTCGGGAATTTTGATGACTTCAGATTCGTTGAACAAGATCAGGTTTGATCATACTTTAGAATTGCGCCTTTTGGAGAATGATACTGAATTAGTCCGACGAACGCTTGAACTTGAGCTTGAGATGACACGAGAACAAAATGCATCTCAGATTTTATCACTTACTGAAAGACTAGAAAATCGTGACAATTATATCACACGTCTTGAGGATACGGCACTAGACCGCCGCCCAAGTTGGGTTGTGCCAGTAGCTATTTTAGGAGGATTCCTTATTGGAGCTGCAACGGCAGTTGCTATTACTTATGCGGTGAACCAATGAAGGAAAAGGACTTGAACTATATTGCGTCTTTAGAGCGTGAAATTTCTAAAAAGTATGGCAAAGAGGCTATCGTCAACCCAAAGCAGGGCTGGGATGATGAAAAAGAGAAAGAATATATTGAGCAGTCAAAAGCTCTTTCGCTTCGCCATCAGAAAGTCCATATTGAAAAGTCTGAACATAATGGGGTTTTAGTCTCTAAAAGACTATTTACCAAAGAGAAAGATGCGCGAAGCTGTCCTGTTTGTGCCACTTATTCATTTGACAGTAAAGACGATGTGTATATGAGAAAGTTTGGCTGCTGCTTTGAGTGTTATATAAATTATATAGAAGATCGAGAAGCTCGATGGGAATCAGGTTGGAGACCCAACTTACAAGAGGAAAAAAACGATGGCAACAATAAATGATATAGTGAGAGAGATTTCACAGATTGTAGCGAATACTCGCGACGGAGCCACTAACGCCGACGGCGAGTTAGTTAAAATAGGTCTTCGCCGCGAAGAGCCTACCCCCATTACACAACGAGGAATTATGGATGGGTTTGGTATCCAGTTCAATGGCGATCGTTTGAAGATCAACTATCATAGTGAGGTCCGCCTTAAGGAAGTTCACGAGAAGGATTTTGAAACCGATATTTCCCAAATTATTGCTGATGTAGCGATGTTCATCGCCAAGGAATATAAGGCATCGACCGGCGAAGAACTCCGCTTGGAAAAGGTTGGTGAGTCCGACGTCCGCGTTCAGACAATCAGCCGCCTCCGCTCCTGGGTTCAGGCTACATGCGCTTATCGGATTGAAGGTGTTACTGATGCCTCTGCGGCTGTGAACACTCGCGAAGCTCGCGCCGATGTACAAAAGTTTTTGGATTTAGGGGGCAACAAATGAGAATTACAAAGGCACGCCTTAAACAAATTATCAAGGAAGAGGTAGCACGCCACAAGAGCCACTCAGCCTCGGTCCCCCTTCTTGCCGAAGATCCTTCAGACGAGACATTCGCTATGTTTGATGAGGTCGTTGCTGCCTATGGTGGTGACTATCAACATGCCGGTGAGGCTGTGGTTCAGATGCTCCCTCAGGACATCGCCCGAGACACCTTAGCGAACATCTTGCGCTTGCTCCGTGAAAACAAATCAACGGAAGAGTAGAGAAGCATGAATGTCGCAGATGAGCAAGCAAGATATTCTGAAGGAAATTATAAAAGCAGGTAAAGACCCCGCTTATTTTCTGAACACCTATGTGAAGATTTCACACCCTATGCAGGGGACTGTTCCTTTTAAGACGTATGATTATCAAACGGATCTGTTGAACAGTTTTAATGAGAACCGCTTTAGTGTTATATTAAAGGCGCGGCAATTAGGTATCTCTACTGTGGTTGCTGGGTATGTTGCCTGGATGATGCTTTTTCATCGAGATAAAAATATCATCGTGATGGCTACTAAGTTTCAAACAGCCGCCAATCTAGTAAAGAAGGTCAAAAGTTTGGTTAAGAGCACTCCTTCATGGATGCAAATTGCAACGATTTCTATTGATAACCGCACTTCATTCGAGCTTTCTAACGGTTCTCAAATCAAAGCCTCTTCAACAAGTTTCGACGCCGGTCGTTCCGAAGCACTATCGCTTCTGGTTCTTGACGAGGCTGCACACATTCAAGGCTTAGATGAGCTGTGGACTGGTTTATACCCCACCCTCAGCACTGGAGGGCGATGTATTGCCCTAAGCACTCCGAATGGCGTAGGGAACTGGTTTCATCAAACTTATGTGGGGGCAGAAGAGGGAACAAACGATTTTGAATCTTTTAGATTGCCCTGGCAAGCGCATCCCGATCGTGACGAAGAATGGTTCGAGCGAGAAACAAAGAATATGTCTCGTCGTCAAATTGCTCAAGAGTTGGAATGCAACTTTAATATGTCTGGTGAAACAGTCATTCATCCCGAAAGTATTGAAAAGCTTCAAACTATCCTGTGCGAGCCTAAGTACCGCACCGGGTTTGACAGAAATTTGCATATATGGGAAGAGTACCAGCCCGAGGGGGCTTATCTTCTTGTGGCTGATGTCGCCCGCGGCGACGGAAAAGACTTTTCAGCGTTTCATATTTTCGACACCACAACAATGTCGCAGGTGGCAGAGTATCAAGGTCGTATCGAGCCTGATATGTTTGCTACAGTCTTATATAATGTTGGAAAAGAATATGGGGACTGTATGCTGGTTGTTGAGAATAATAACATAGGTTATGCGGTCTTGAGTAAATTACAAGAGATGGAATATCCTAATATTTATTATTCTGTTAAAGGAACCCACGAATACTTGTCGCCCGTAGACGCTTCTTATGCAAGCAATAGCGTGCCCGGTTTTACCACATCAATGAAGACCCGACCTCTTATTATTGCCAAGTTAGAGGAATTCATCAGAAATGGACTAATTAACATCAAGTCTTTAAGGCTTTTGAACGAGATCAAAACATTTGTATGGAACAACGGGAAGCCAGAAGCGATGAAGGGGTATAACGATGACTTGGTACTCGCTGCCTCAATTGCGTGTTGGGTCCGTGAAACTGTTTTGACCAACAACCATCGTGACGCGGAATACACTAAAGCATTGTTAGGGGGTATTACTTCTTCGCGAAGATCTCTTAACACTTCAGTCAAAGGTATGGTAGGATATAAGCCATCGTCTGCTGACGTCAAACATTCTCCTCAATTCCAAGAAATGCAAGAATTTAGGTGGCTTTATAAAGGGTAAAAAAATATGGATAACAATGACAACCCCAAGAACTCTGATTCTACTCTCTTCAAGAGGCTTACTCGGCTTTTTTCTGGTCCTATCGTAAATTACCGGCGTCAAGACATCGTTCGAGGGCGAAAGCGTTATTACTCCAATTACGGAAGCCGGTTCACAACACCCAGCGGTCAACAATTTAAGAAGACGGCGTATAACCCGTTTGACTCTCTCAATAGCGGGTATATGCTTAACCAAATGCGTGCAGAGAGATATGTAGATTTTCAGCAAATGGAGTTTACGCCCGAAATTGCTTCCGCTTTGGATATTTACGCCGACGAAATGACCACTTCTAATCAGTTGCAGCCTTTGCTCACCATTGACTGTCCTAACGAAGAGATCAAATCAGTACTCATGACCTTGTACCATCAGGTGCTCAATATTGATTTTAATTTATTTGGATGGAGTCGAACCATGTGCAAGTATGGCGACTTTTTTCTCTATCTTGATATTGATGATACCGCAGGTGTGCGTAATGCTATCGGGCTTCCTAGTTCTGAGATTGAGCGCCTAGAAGGGGAAGACCCTACAAATCCCAATTATGTACAATACCAGTGGAATGCGGCTGGCTTGACTTTCGAGAATTGGCAGGTTGCCCACTTTCGTATTTTAGGGCATGATAAATATGCCCCTTATGGCTCTTCGGTTCTAGAGCCTGCCCGCCGAATCTGGCGTCAGCTTACTTTGCTAGAAGACGCGATGATGAGCTATAGAATTGTTCGCGCCCCTGAGCGCCGCGTTTTTTACCTTGATGTAGGTAATATTGCCCCTGACGATGTTGAGCAATATATGCAAAAGGCGATGACTCAAATGAAGCGCAACCAAGTTGTCGATCCCAATACCGGCAGAGTTGATCTCCGCTACAACCCTATGTCGGTTGACGAAGACTATTACTTGCCGGTACGAGGACAAGGCAGTTCTACTCGGATTGAAACGCTGGCAGGAGGGAACAACCAGGGCTCTATTGATGATGTAAAATATTTACGCGACAAGCTTTTTTCTGCACTGAAGGTTCCACAATCTTACTTGTCTCGCGGAGAAGGGGCAGATGAGGATAAGACTACTTTAGCGCAGAAGGATATTCGTTTTGCCCGCACCATTCAGCGATTGCAGCGTTCTGTGGTTTCTGAATTGGAAAAGGTGGGTATTGTCCATCTTTACACTTTGGGATTCCGCGGCGAAGATTTACTTAACTTTCATTTGAAACTAAATAATCCTTCTCAAATTGCGGAGATGCAACACCTGGAACAGCTCCGCACCAAGTTTGATGTAGCTTCCAGCGCGACTGAGGGTTATTTTAGCCGTCGATGGGTTGCACAAAATATCTTCTCGCTGTCGGATGAAGAAATTCTTCGTAACGAGAGAGAAATGTTTTATGATCGTAAATTTAATGCCACTCTGGGCAAGATAGAGGACGACATCTCAGAAGGTGCTGGCGGTGGTATAGGTGAAGGAAGTTTTGGGCTTGACTCAGCCGGTGGCGGTTCCGCCGAAGACATGGGTGGCGATGATCTAGACTTGGACGTGGGGGAAGATGATTTGGATCTTGATATTGATGAGCCGGTAGAAGATGATGATGAAACATTACTCGCCGCTCCTGCGAAGAGAGAACCTTATACAACTCCTGGTGCCAAGGGGAAGATGTATACTCCAGTTACAACTGACAAGAGAGACATGGGAGCCCGCCAGCGTAATATGAAGGCGCAATATGGGCGCGAGGTTGCAAGTTCGGCATCGCGTAACATCTTCAAGGGCTTGGATTCCCTCAACTCGTTAGGGAAAGGCATCACGGAAGAAACTCAGAACCGTGAAGATAAGAACGAAAAAAGAATTTTTGAAGTCAGTCGAGAAGTAGAGCAGTTGATTTCAAACTTAGAGAGGAAAAATAATGACCAAAAAGACAAAGTTTCGTCATAATAAGAAAAGAAATACCGCTTTTCTGTTCGAAGCCCTAGTCATGGAAGCGACAAAGTCGATCGTGAATCAGGATGAGGACCGGAAAGAGGCAGCAATTTCGCTAATTAAGGAATGCTTTTCTAAAAGCACAAGCCTTTACCAAGAGTTGGTGTTATATAAAGCCTTGTACGAAGAAAAACAATCTTCCGAGGACACGGCACGCACCCTAATCTTCAATGTGTGTGATTCACAGCGTCGCTTGAATTCAACAAAAATATTTAATGAGCAGACTGATCTTATCAAGAGAATAAATAAGAATCTTGGACCTTCTATTTATTCTAATTTCGTCCCCCATTATAAGAGCCTTGCAACAATTGCTCAACTTTTTAGCCCAACTGTTACAGTACAGGAACGCTCACTGCTACAGGAAAAGATCGCATCTTTTATCACGGCAAAGGATGAAGTGACGGAACAGCGTATTGAGCATGTCGACAATTTGGTTTACACCTCTTTTGTCCAGAAGTTTAATGAAAAGTATGAACACGGGCTTCTTGCGGAGCAGAAGGAGTTGTTGTCTCGCTATATTTCTTCTTTTGCAGATAACGCCCTATCTTTAAAGGCTTTCATCAACGAGGAGGTCGGTCGTCTCCGCACCGTACTCTCTGAAGCATCGAATATGGAAGAAATTACGAATGATGGGGAAATGCGCGAGAAGTTAAAAGTAGTTTTAGAGTGCCTTGATTCTATAAAGGAAAAGCAACTAGACGAAGAGGCTTTGCGTCGCGTACTAAAGGTACAGGCTTTGGCTGACGAGGTTGTGAAGTCATGAGTATCAAAGTTGCAGTAGGTGCCCCTCAAGCACCATCAACACTGAAGGCAGAAAAAGTACCTCAGATCTCTTTAGAGATCAATGTGAGGAAGACACTGGCGGGAGAGTTGCTGATACGAGATCATTCGGAAATCGATATCATCATTATCCCCAAAGCTAATAAAATTTTAGCCTTATCAAAGGAGTCTATGTCAGACAGCGTTTACGAAGCCCAAAGTCGTCTTTTTGATTATTTACGAGACAAGGGTGTAATTTATCCTGACAGTATTCAAGGCGGAAATGTATATGCTTCTTTAGAAGCTGCTTATCCGCTTCTCGAAGATGGCAGGGATGCAGTAGAGATTGCGCTATTCACCATTGGACGGTTTATGGAAGAAGAAATGCCGTACTATGAGTGGGAAAAAGCTTACGACCAGTATGGCGATAATCAACTGACTGACCCACCTTCATCTGAAACTACCGCACTTGGAAAGGTTCCTGAGGAGCCTATCAAGGGAAGTATCCCTCCCGGTGGCTATCCGTCACCGTATGTGCGTGGTGTTGCCGAAAACAAAAAGTAATATAACGAAAGGAGCGAGGCTGTGCTTGGTCTCATATACTTTATTCTTTGTTCATATGGTTTAACACAAATTTTGTGTTATGCTAAAATACTGGATCGCATTAGACCTTCCCATTATTTTTTTTCTTGCCCCATGTGTGTGGGCTTCTGGGTAGGTCTTTTTTTGTTTAGTATAAACGGTTCTACAGAACTATTTAGTTTTGATTATAATTTTGCCAACGCTCTCCTTTTAGGGTGCTTGAGTTCAGGGACTTCATATATTCTGAACATGCTATTTGGAGATACTGGGCTTAATATTAAAAACAACTAATGAGGCAGGTTAGCATGAAGACAGTTGAGACGCGAACGAAGATGACAAAGTGGGCACTCCAGCCAGTCCGGCGCTGCTGCAAGGGTAGCATAACCACGCGGGTCGCGCCCGCTTTTACGAGGATGATAACAAATGTCTAAAAAGCTTTTACGAGAATATTATGAATTGTGCGAAGGTGGTGTCTGTCAAGATCTTTTGACAGAGGAAGAAAAGCGCGAAGTAGCAAACGGTGCCATGTATTTATCTGGCATAATGCAACGAGCCGAAGCTAAAAATGGCAACGGGAGAGTATATCCCCAACACATCTTAGAGCGCGAAGTAAATAATTATAAAAAGCTCGTTAAAGAGCGCCGCGCCCTTGGTGAGCTTGATCACCCCGACGATTCAGTAGTGAATCTAAAGAACGCTTCACACCTTGTTACTGAGATTTGGTGGGACGGCAAAGATGTGCTTGGTAAAGTCAAGCTCCTTGAAACCCCCTCCGGTAAGATCTTGCGCTCTCTTGTAGAGTCTGGTGTCAAGCTTGGCATTTCTTCACGAGGTCTCGGCTCGGTTCGAGAAGGGGCAACCGGCATTGTAGTAGAAGATGACTTCCAGCTCATTTGCTTTGATTTTGTTTCAGAACCTTCAACTACGGGAGCCTTTATGGTAAAAGAGGCTAAGAATTTAGAGCCGAACATCATCACGAAAGCCGATAAAATCAACAGGCTTATTAATGATATCGTAGCAGATGTGAAAGAGGAGCGATGAAGAAATCAGAGTTAAAGAAAATCCTCAAGCCAATTGTCAAGGAATGTATTCAAGAGGCTTTGTTAGAAGAAGGGGTAATATCCGTTCTTATCAAAGAGGTTGTAAAAGGAACTTCCTCAACCGCATCGGCAACCGAGGTTTCTAAGGAGCAGGCTGCTCCTACCCCCCCGTCCGTCCCTGACAATTCTGCCGCAAAGCAGCAATTAGAAGAAGCAAAGAAACGCCTCCTCAAGTCCATTGGAGGGGATGTGGATGTATTTGCGGGCACCGCTCCCTTGAGTGACCGAGGCACCCCCTCTAAATCTGGCGGCGCAGGCGGACCCTTGAGTGGGGTTGCATCTGATGACCCTGGTGTTGATATTTCTTCTTTAGCAGGAAATGCTGGTAGTATCTGGAAACGTCTCAATGAGGGGAAGAAATAATGAAGGAACGGGCTACACACGCAGGAGTGGAATTGCGCCCTGGAGAGACGACGGCTTCTCTTATTCGTCGCTTTTCGCGAGCGTGCAAAAAGCAAGGTGTCCACCAACTCCTTCGTGAATCTAAAAAATTTAGCACTTATAAAAAGCCCTCAGTGGAAAAGCGACTGAAAAGGAAAAAGAGTGAGCAACGAAGAGCTAAAGAAGAAAGACGGCGAAAAAGATGACTCGTAATCGGGTCTTCGCTATTTATTGTGTCTTAGGAGGAAAATAAGGTGGCTACTGGTTTTTGGAGATTTACAGGTTTAATGGATCAATTCGTAGGGGCTCCTGCGAAGGGTGATCTAGCAGGGAAATACCCCGCCCCACGAGTGGCTGCTATCACAGAGACTAGTGGTCCCACCCAGCTCACGATTGGGACTATCGTTGATGGCGAAACTCTTATTCGAACAGGCGCAACAATTACCAGCGTTGCAGGAGGCGGCGGCGGTCCTCCCACTGGAGCAGCCGGGGGCGACCTGTCGGGCACTTACCCCAATCCGACCGTGGCAACGGCAGGTGGTAATGCGATTGTTACTGCTGCTACAAGTGCCGGTGGGAACCTTTCTGGAACTTACCCTAACCCTGCCTGCGCCGGTCTTACTGAAACTTCTGGTCCCACCTCACTAGCCTATGGAGCCATCCCGACAGACGGGCACTTGGTCAATCGTGCAGGTGCAGTGGTCGGACAAAAGCAACTTTATACCCCCATGGTCACCCTATCGGGAGTAGCTGGTCCACCCACCACCTTTGCCACAGATTGTGACACCGGTAACGTGTTCTATGCCCAGCTCACCGCCTCGGTAGCTAACGTGATTTCTAACCCTACTAACGTAGAGAGCGGCGCGACTTATATGTGGTTTATCGAACAAGCTGGTGGCGCTGGTGCTGGCACTGTCACATTCGGCGCAAACTTCGCTTGGCCCGGCGGAACCGCGCCGACCATGACGGCTGCTGTAGGTTCAAATATAGTTGTCAGCGCGGTTGCAAATGGCGGCATATTGTGGGCTACATTTAGTACGGATTTCGCATAATGTCTCCTCCTTTTCCCATACCTGTTACAAACTTTGCTTCTAGCTCTTCCGCCCCTTTTGATCCGACAACGATCACTGGATGCGTTCGCTGGTTTGATTTCAGCGACACCGCTGCTGGAAACATCACTACCGGCGCGACCGCTGCGGATATTGCAGCAATTCGCGACAAAGTGACTTCTGCTGCTTGGTGGACAACAAACGGCACGGCAACCCGCGAACCTGCTCTTGTCACTGGGGGTTCCGGCATCGGAGGACTCCAGGCGTGCGAATTCACACAGGTAGCCGGGTCTCTCCCTGTCCAATATCTTACAATTATGGATGCGATCACCGGAGGGAGCAATATCTCTCTCAAATCTAATTTGGGTAGCTCGTTTTCATTTAGTTTATTTTTGGTTGGAGAGTTTGGAATTCCCAACACCTCTGCCGGATTCGCTGCGACCTACAACAACCCTGGCATTGTGTCTGCGTCTGGCTATTGGGGCTTTCACAGCGATGGTTGGGTAGTAGGTAATCCTTTTTGGATGAGGGCGTATATGTATGATGCAGGATCGGCTGATAAGTACGTCGAACTGGCTGGCAACACAGCAGGTCAAACATTCCAATCAACCATGAGTTTTACAGATCCAGGCTCGGGCGCAGGGCTCGTTAATCCAATGAGTTATTGGATGAATCAGGGGCTTGTAGGTACAGTAAGCTCGCGCCGAGGATATGACAACCCTGGGGGTGGAACAGGATGGTCGGACGAGGTGTTTCTTGGAATGGGTTGGAACGGCTCCGGTGCTGCTGGTGGCTGGTGGGGTAAAGTTGGAGAAGTAATTATTTATGACAATGAAGTTTCCGCCCCTGACCGCGCCTTGATCGAGAACTATCTTAAGACTAAGTGGAGTACCCCATGATTGCGTTGTTCGAAAATATCGAAGCCTTTAATGAGTGGCACGAGCAGATCAAAACAGAAAAAGGCATTCCGTATCAACTGACTCAGAATGGCGTACCAGTCGAAGGGGCATACACTACGAAATATGTGGAGCCAGTGATGCATCCTGAAAACAATACTGTGATCGCCCACATCTCTGAGGATATTGAATTCACGGGCACTGTAATTACCCCGGCAGAAATGGAAGAGCTAGGCTTCTTTACAGCCTCATCGTCCCCATCGTAGGTTTTGGTCTTACGTTTTTTTTATAACACTTGACCCCTTTAAGAAAAGCAATTACTATTTAATACTAGCAAAAAATCTCTAGGAGAAATTTAAAATGGCAGCAGGCGTAGGAATCACTTCAACAAGTATCCCAATTTTCACACAAGGTACCAGGCACCTTATTCCTGGTATTCCTTATCTTAATACACTTACCTTAGCTCAAGCAGGAGCCGCAGACTTTAATGCCTGTACTACTCTCAATGGAATTAACTATGGGGGTGAACTAACAGAGGTAGTCTTCCCATCTACTGCTGCAAGCGTTCAGATTTCAGTTCAGAGCGTTACTGGTACGGCACCTCAAAATCTAGCCGTAAGAATTTTATGGTCTGCTCCTGGTCACGAGGGTGCAGGCGGCACGATTGCCAACCCTATCGGTACAAGTGCTTACGTTCAGCTTGGTGAAACGGGCTCGGACCCCGGTGGTGCGGTAGCTTTTGCCACAGCCGCCAACCGCATTTGGATTCAAGTAGTGAACACGACTTTTGCTACGCTTCCCCCCGCGGCATGTCCTGCCGCTCCTACCACTCCCTCAACGGATGAGATTATTGAAATTCTCGTGATCGCTTCACTGCCCGATGGTGCCACTTCAACGAACCCTGTTCCTAGCCTTGTGCCGCCTTTCGAACGGACTATCGAGAATGGTTATACTACAGACCTGTTCACCTTTGGAGCCAACACCGGCATTGGCTGAGGTGCCTGGAGGTTTGATGGATAGTGACTTGGAAATTTACAGGAATCAGCCAGCCCCGAACTAAGCCCGGCGAACTTCCCGGCAACCAGTACGTTGCCCGAGATGGTAGCTCTTTAATAGGTGCAACCCCTCCCCACTCTGTTGAACACTTAAGGATTGGGGATTTTCTTGTTAATGGTTTTTTGAATCTATTTTTTCGAAAGACTCCTCCGGTCGCTGGGGAAAACCAAGTTTATTTTGAGGAAGATGTAACTGACGCTCCTGGTACTAAATTTCTAGTTCTAGAAGAAACCCACATCTCAGGCGACATTTACCAGGCGAAGGCATATGTTGCCGATGCTGATAAAACAAAAGTCATTAAAGATTTAAAAGCGGAGATCGCCACACTCACCAGTGCTATTGCAACAATTTCTGCTTTGAGTATTGAGAAATACAGTACTACAATTGGTAATGGCGTTGACTCACAGTTCGTGGTTACACATGATTTTGGCACTCGCGACGTCACTGTTCAGGTCCGTGAAACTGGCGCAGAAAACGCGGCAGTAAACGTCCCTATCGTGTTTCATGAGAATTCAGTGCAGGTAACTTTCGCTGAACCACCGGCATTGAACGAATATAAAATAACAGTCATTGGGTAAGTTGATTTTAAGCAATTTTGAGGGCTCTCTTCAAATGCAACACTCCTAATTATCTACACTCGCGTATGTGCAGTATGTACTACGCTGGGTATAACATTTTTATCATAATATTTCTTTAGGAGGAAAATAAAAAATGGCTAAATTAACAATGCATAATATTAAGCTAGAGGGGCAGGTGCTCCTCGGTTCGCTTCCCAGCGATCCAGCTTATGACGCCGTATCGGCTCCCAACGGGTCGATGTGGTTTAACAGTGCGACTGGCAAGCTCATGATGATGGTTGCTGGCTCCCCCGCTGTTGTTGGTGATAACGCTGATATCACCAGCCTTTCTTCATCCCTTTCGGCTTACATGACCAGCAACGACGCTGCTCTTGCTGCTGAAACTGCTCGCGCTTCGGCTGCTGAGGCTGCTCTTCAGGCTGACGTTGATCAGAATGAGGCTGACTCCGACGCTGCCCACAGTGCTGCGACAACCGACCGTGCGGCTATCCGCACTGAGTTTGCCGCTGCTGACAGTTCCGCAACAACCGACCGCGCTGCCATCCGCAGCGAGTTCGCTGCTGTTGACACAGCTCTAAGCAGTGACATCGCCACCGTCGCTTCCAACCTTGCCTCTTACGAGACAAGCAACGACGCCGCTCTTGCGGTTGAGACTGCTCGCGTTGACGCGATCCTTCTCGCTGCTGACGCAGACAAGGACAGCTTTGCTGAAATCGTTGCCCTTATCAACTCTGTCGATCTTACAAACGATAACGCTCTTGCTGCCGCCATCACAAGCTTGAACTCCAGCATCGCTGCTGTTCAGGCTGATGTCGACCAGAATGAGTCTGATGCCGACGCTGCTATCGCTGCTGTCGCTTCCGACCTTAGCTCGTATGAGACAAGCAACGATGCGGCTCTTGCTGCTGAAATTGCCCGCGCTTCGGCTGCTGAGGCTGCTCTTCAGGCTGATGTCGACCAGAACGAGGCTGATGCCGACGCTGCTCTCGCCGCCCTTCAGGCTGACGTTGATCAGAATGAGTCTGATGCCGATGCTGCTATTGCGGCTCTTCAGGCTGATGTTGATCAGAACGAGGCTGATGCTGACGCTGCTATCGCCGCCGAAGCCGCCCGCGCTGTTGCCGCCGAAGGTGCGCTTCAGACAGAACTCGACGCCACTCAAGCTGCCATGGGTTCCCTCATGTCCGGTGCCGGTGCTTATGTTCCATTCCAACTTGGCGGTGGTGCTTACATCGATAACAACTCAAGTCTGACCGAAGACCTTGTTGACCTTGACACAGGACTTCTTAGTGAGGTTTCCCGTGCCACCAATGCGGAGTCCACAATCGCTTCCAACCTTGCCTCTTACGAGACAAGCAACGATGCGGCTCTTGCTGCTGAGGTTGCTCGCGCTTCCGCTGCTGAGGCTGCTCTTCAGGCTGACGTTGATCAGAATGAGGCTGACTCCGACGCTGCCCACGCCGCTGCAACAACCGACCGCGCTGCCATCCGCAGCGAGTTCGCTGCTGTTGACACTAGCTTGAGCAACTCCATCAGCTCTGTCGCTTCCAACCTTGCCTCTTACGAGACAAGCAACGATGCGGCTCTTGCGGTTGAGACTGCTCGCGTTGACGCGATCCTTCTCGCTGCTGATGCGGACAAGGACAGCTTTGCTGAAATCGTTGCACTCATCAACTCCGTTGATTTGACCAACGACAACGCTCTTGCTGCTGCTATCACAAGCTTGAACTCCAGCATCGCTGCTGTTCAGGCTGACGTTGACCAGAATGAGTCGGACGCCGATGCTGCTATCGCTGCTGTCGCTTCGGACCTTAGCTCTTACGAGACAAGCAACGACGCGGCTCTTGCTGCTGAAATCGCTCGCGCTTCGGCTGCTGAGGCTGCAATTCAGGCTGACGTTGATCAGAACGAGTCGGATTCCGACGCTGCTCACAGCGCCGCGACAACCGATCGCGCCACCATCCGCACTGAGTTTGCTGCTGAAGATGCCGCTCTCTTGGCTATTATCAATGCGGTTCAGGCTGACGTTGACACCAACGAGTCCGATGCCGATGCTGCTATTGCGGCTGTCGCTTCGGACCTTAGCTCTTACGAGACAAGCAACGACGCTGCTCTTGCTGCTGAGGTTGCTCGTGCTGGTGCTGCCGAGGCTGCTAACGCTACGGCTATCACTGCCATCAACGCTCGTATGGCTACTGACACCGCCAATGGTGGTCAGTATGACGCCTCCGGCGCTTACTCCGTCCAGTTGACCCACAATCTTGGTGACTCTGCACCTTTCGTTCAGGTCATGGTCGGTGGTGAGATGCAGATGGCTCCTGTCACTTTTGACGACGCCAACAAAGTAACTGTTACACTCCAGGGCGACGCCCTTCAGAATGTTGGAACAGTTCTTGTACGCTTCTTCTCGGTTGGCTGATTCTCACACCCTTAAGCTATAAATTATATTTATGGTGACACGGTGGCAGGGGAAACCCTGCCACCATTTTTATTTAATTTTATGGACCTAAAATCCCCAATAAACCGCTTATGTTCATATGATTATAAATTATGCTCAATTTAGCGTTTTCAGCTTCTTTATACTATTTATGTTTGTTGATTCTCATTTATTTTGTAATTGTGGGATGAGAGTAGAGGAGAAAAAGTTTATGTCTAGTTTGCTTGAACAGGCTATCATTGATGCAAAGGCTCTTAAAGAGGTTGCCATTAAGAATGCGGAGACTGCAATTCTTGAGAAATATTCGGAAGAGGTACGAGAGGCTGTCACAACGCTTCTAGAAGCCCCCGAAGACGAGGAAATGTCCTTGGGTGACGAGATCATGGGAGACGAAACTCCTGGTCTTGAATTAGAAGTTCCCGATGCGTTTGCCGATGGAGAAGAGTTGTGCGGTTGCCCTGATGAAGAGGAAGAAATCGTAATTGATTTTGCTCAACTGCGACAAGCCATGGACGCAGAGGAAGAGGCAGGGGAATTATCCCTCCCATCCGCTGGAGCTATTGAACTAGATGCAGAAGAAGAACTTGAAATTCCTCTTGCCGAAGTTTCATATGAGGAACAAGAAGAAGAAGATGAGCAAGAAGAAGAGGCAATTGATCAAGGGGAAATCACTGACATCGACCAGATGGTAATGACCGAAGAAGACGACGAAGAGATCAACATCTCAGAAGAGCACATCGAGCGTCTGGCATCCATGGTGGAAGAAGAGATTCAAGAAGAATTGAAAGTGGATATGTGGCCTGTTTCGGATGGGTGGCTTGGAGCATCTCAGCCCGAACTTTCACATGCCCGAGATATGCAATTTGCAGCAATGCGCGACACAGAAACAGCCGAAGAGCTGGAAAAAGAAAAAGAGGCAGTCAAGGACCTGACTGAGAGGCTCGAAGAGTCATCAGACAAGGCGTCCAAGTATAAGCAAGCTGCCCAGGCTTTCTATAACAAGAGCCAAAAACAAAAAGAAATTATTACTCGAATTGGCGAGCGTCTAGCCGAGGTCAACCTCACAAATGCTAGACTGCTCTATACAAACCGAGTTCTTGGTAGCAACTCCCTGAATGAGCGACAAAAGAATACAATTGTTGAAGCTATATCCAAGGCAGGTTCGGTAGAAGAGGCTAAGACGATTTATGAGACGCTTCAAAGCGCGGTGATGGAGACGAAGCAAGCGCAACGTGTTCCTAATTCACTGAGCGAGGCGATGAATAATCGTGTTTCCCCATTCTTACCACGCCGACCCGAGTCTAAGCCCCCCGCTAATAAGATGCTGATGGAAAAGATGCAAAAGTTAGCAGGGATAAAAAAAGATTGATATAAAACATTATTCAGGAGTAAAATAAAATGAGTATTTTAAATAAGTTAACAGAGGGTATCGTCAATCGCGATCTCTCGAAGGACGGCGCTGCTCTCATTAATAAGTGGGAACAGACTGGTCTTCTTGAGGGTCTTGATGACTATAGCCGTAATTCCATGTCCGTTCTTCTTGAGAACCAGGCTAAAGAGCTTCTTAAGGAGACGACAACGATGGCTGCGGGTGACGTAGAAGGTTTCGCCGCCGTCGCTTTCCCGATCGTCCGTCGCGTGTTCGGTTCGCTGGTTGCACAGGAGCTTGTCTCCGTTCAGCCGATGAGCCTTCCGTCTGGGTTGATCTTCTTCCTCGACTTCACAGCACTTGCACCCGAGGTTTA